AAAGGAAGAATGCCCATTCTAAAATCGCATTTTCTTTTGTTCTTAGCATTTCTATATATTCAGCGTAAGCATATAGCTCATAGGCATAGAACGCACAGTCGCTGTTCGATAAGGAGCTAAGGTCTTGTCTCCTGAAGTTTAACGCTTCTGGAACTCCTTTTCTAGGCTCGCTGCTATGCACATACTTGGAGTTAATCCAAGAGTCTATAGCCTCTACAAACTCAAGTAATTTTTCTTCTCCAGTCATCCCAGTCCTCGTCGTAATTGAATTCTACTAGTCTTATTTCGTTTAGGTTGCACCATTCTTTTTTGTCTCTGTCTCTGGCCTGAGCCTTAAAAAACGATAGCTTATCTTTGAAGAAAAACTTATTAAACTTGAAGTGCTGTTCACCATGAACTTCTACCATCAGGTTTCTGTTCGGTATAAAAAAATCTGCACGAAGCACACCTCTTCTTACGCCATTGTTAGTCCCGACTAGCGAAACTTCTTCTAGTATTCTATCATACGGAAAGAGAATGTCAAGTAGCTCCTTCGCATTTTTATGTAAATTTGATCTTTTAGAAGATGAAGACTCTTTGCTAGAAGGATTCCATTTGTATTCTTTTCCGTCAAGGCCTGTTATTTTCATCTTCTCATGTTCCAGTTTTTCTTAGCCTGCGTCCAGTCCTCGGCGTGACCAGAAGACGCACCACAATCCTCACATTCATACCAATACATACAAGCTGATCGCAAAGCCTCCTGTGTTGGTTCGCCTCCACAGAACGGACAGGGGAGCATCGTGTCTTTCGTATACTTCACGACCTCTATGTCGTGTTCTCCACACTTTATGCACCATATAGGCTTATTATCTACATCGACAACTCTATTGCAGCACTTTATTAAATACTTCAAGTTAAAGCATTTCCTTTATTGATAATTCTAAAAACTCTACTAGATTTGGATTCTCGGATAAAAACGCATAAAGATTGTCTTGGCCCTGAAATTTAAATGCTTTATTTAGAGCCTCTTCATCCTCTACATTTAGTTCAGGCTTTATTTTCTTCGCCTCTTCTTTGCATAGGCTCATAAACGAGCAACTGAACCAAGCACCCGACTTGTCTATAAGCCCAAGATCGCATGACAACATTAGCACCTCTTGGGTCTTGTCTATCCCGTGTCCATACCTAATGTAACTTTGAACCTGCCCTCCCGGTGCTCCCATAGAAGAACAGATAATTTTCCAATTAACAACCTGACCAATTCTGTCGCCTCCAGTGCTAGTCCAAGGCGATACAGCAGAGACCTTCTCTCCTCCTCCGGCTATCTCCATTCTTGTGTCCGCTTGATACTGGATCTTATTACCGCCGTCTGCCAGCTTTGCCTTGCCAAAACCTCCCGTGTTTGCAATGTAGTGCGTTATAGCGATAATTAAGCCGTGTTGGCGAGGCAGTAGTTGTCCTATCTTCTTTGTAAAAATAGACAGTATCTTAGGAAGACCAGCTCTTCCGGGACTAAAGTCTCCATCTAGTTCTTTTTTAGGCATCAAAGATGATATCGAGTCGATGATTAGAACTGCACCGTAATAGTCAGGATGGCTCATCATCTTATAGGCAACATCCAAAAAGTCTTCTGCCGGAATAGGCTTATCTTCAGGAGCGACGATTGTCATTTTGCTCGGATCTAAATCGGAAACTTCAAAGTTCATGTCCTTGAGACGCCCCTCGGCATCGAGATAGATTATGGGACGACCTTCCTTCTGACAGTTGGAGGCTATCTGCATAGCCGTTGTTGTCTTGCCCGACTTAGGATCGCCTGTTAGTGTAAGCCAGCTACCTTCTCTAATCCCACCGCCTAGTGCGATGTCTATCGCTGGGCTAACAGATATTGTTTTGAAGTTCTTCTTTTGCTCAAGAACATCTGTTCCACTACGGATGATCTCTCCATAGTCTTTTATGATTTTTTTCAGGTATTCAGGAGTCTTTGTTTTTGTTGCCATCTGCTTTCCTCAATCTTGACATTAAGCTATTATTTGATTTCTTTTTTCTTGGCTTGTATTCGCCGTCTGGTATGTCTATAACATTTCTTTCTTTGCTGTTTTTTTCATCAACTATTTTCTTTGATTCCTTTATCCCATCTTCTACAAAATTTAGGGCGAGTACAAACTTCTTAGACTTATGCAGGAAGCCAAGAGAATATATATTTCTACCTCTTGAGCTATTTAGATAGTGTAGTACGGACTGCTCGCCATACTTCTTAATAAGCTTTGATGCCACTCTAACTTGTGTCTGATACTGTTCATTTTTAGAGTTGTTCCAAAATTTATACTCAAGACTGCCGTTGTTTTCTCTCTCGCTTTTTCGTATGCATACCATCTCTGCGATATACTGTGCGGCACTACACGGCTTTGAGGTTGAGATACTTTTGTACTTTGGGGTTTTTGAGTTTTTCTGATCCATTTTTAAAAATCATATTCTCCAAATTAACTTGGGACAATCCTCTTCTTGATGATTTTTGTTCAAATTCATTATTTGGCCAAGTGTATTTAGCAACATCTATATAATCGCATGATTCATGTAGTAATGACACTGTTAAAGTTTGAAAAGATTGAGAGTGTGAGCCGTCCATCATTTGATTCTTTGCGATACCCCTCATTATAGAGATCCCGTCCAGCCCCGTGCTATCTTCAAAGAAGATCTTGTGCTGAGCACCAAACATATAAAGCTCTACCTTGACTGGCACAACATCATTTTTGCGACAATGCTCCTTTAGTCTCTCTATGGGATTCGGGTGGTTGGGTCTCTCGTAGTCCCCATAGACCTTGGTTCCATCTGTTAAGGTTATCTGCCAACTTATCATTAGTTCCTGATGACAGAGCCTTTCCATGTATCCATCAAAATTGGTACAAATCATTTTGTTTCCTCTGTGTGTCTATTATATAGCTCATGATCAATATAGTACTCTCTTACGAGCATATTGAGCAATACACTGAATAATTCATAATCTTCAATACAAGCCAATTTTTTTTCAGCCGTTCTCATGGCGGCCTCGCGAAGAACTATGGTTCCTCTAGAACTATCGCCATATTGTTTTTTAGTGTAGTCTCGGCTTTTCAATCTTTGATCTTGTGAATAAACTGTCTATATCTAGCGGGTGTCTGTGGCTCTCTGCCTTGTTTAGATTCGTACGACGCCATTGATGCCGACTCAGTCATAACCGTAACTCCCCTCTCTTCGTTTCTGGCGAATAGGTCTCCGGCCTTGTGTTCCGCTGGCTCTTCTGTGGCCTGCTCTTCCTCTTCTTGAACAGCTAGGCTGTCGGCAAACTTTTTAACAATCGGCTTGGATCTGTCCATTTTTTCTGCTAGGGACGATAGGTCGCCATCAAATTTAGATAGATTTTTAGTTATATATTCTTTTTCTTTGTTTGAAAGTGGTCCTTTTTTCATTTTCTACTCCGTAATAGATCTTCTAGCTCTAGTGAAATACATTCTGTTTTTTGTTTTTAGATACTTTATATAGTTATTAAAAGACGACTCAGGTATCTTTTTGTATTTATAAAAAGACCTGTTCGCTCTCGCATCAACCCCGTGAGGATCTAATATCTCTCCCCGTCCATAAAGAACAAATCTCTGAATAGACACTGTTTCGTAATCAAGGTTTGTAGCCACCACCTTAGCTATGGCGTTTTTCTCTTTAGTCTCGTTACCTCTTGTGTCGTAAAACTTTATATCTACCTTTGCTGGCTTTGGTATATCTAGGCCGGAAAGATCTTCTTTGTCACCTCTTGTCATTTATTCTCTCCAAAATTTCTTTTAGTTTTCTAATACAATCGGCTTCGTCTACGCCTCTTACATGAAACTGACCCTTTCTGGTTAGCCCATACTTTTTCAACGCTCCGTTGCCCATTACGTCATGATCTAAGGTTTCATCTACATTCATTGCCCTTACATCTACTTTCAATGTGACTATAGCCAGATGGGGCTTTTGGCTTCTAGGTATCTTCGGATAATGATTACCCAATATCTCGGAACCAGAAGGTAGGTCTATTGGCTCTGGGGTTTCTTTTGGTATCATCAATCCCCCTCCTTAATCCACTTTAGTTTTTGTTCTGGTGTCATAGATGTTATTTTTTGGTGTAACTTTCTTTTCTCGTTCTTTTCGTTGTTTACAGCTTGGTTAACCCCATCCTTGATCGCCCTATCCTGTTTCTCATAAAACCCCATGTTTCTGGCGTTTTTGTCGGCAAGCTGTCCTATACTCTTAGCTTCCCCCCGAACAAACATTGCGGGAGGATTTATGTATACTTTTCTTAGCGTCTGCTCGTCACAAACTGGACACTTCAGCACTGATGGTTCATGGACCGATTGTGATATCTCTGCGTAGTACGCACACTGTTCGCACTCAAAGTCATAGGTAGGCATATTGATTACTCTCCTTAATTCAATTTCTATATTATGGTCAACAGACCCAGATAATGCACTATTTATTTTAGTCTATTTAGAATATCTGAGATGATACTATTTCTAACAATGTCAGAGGAGTCTAACTCACAGATGGCTACACCATCAAGATTGTCTAGCTTAGATATACAGGTATGTAGACCCCCATACTCGTTACCCCTAAGATCAGTTTGATCTAGGTCGCCATTTATAACCGCCTTAGACCCAAGCCCTATTCTAGTCAAAAACATTTTTATTTGTTCAAATGTAGCGTTCTGTGCTT